AGAACATACGGAATATTTGATCAAAATAAAAATTATAAGTTATTAAGGTATTCAGATACCGAACAAATTGATTATACATATCAGGCTTTTGATTACCCAACAAAAACCCACTATGAAGTTAGAGAAGTTTGTATTCCTAACATAGAGTATTCAGATAGTTATATCGGAAAATATTATAATTCTAATACAGATAGTTTCTCTGAAGACTCAATAAATTAATTTATATAAAATATATAAACTCATATAATAATTAATATGAGATTTCATGTATTAGGTCTTCCACATACTGTTACTAGTAAAGAGTTTAACGCGTGCGCTTATACCCAAAAAGTAGTTAAATTTTGTAAAATGATGAAGGCTCGTGGGCACACGATCATTCATTATGGTCATGAAGATTCAGATGTTATTTGTGATGAGCATGTTACGGTACTAACTAATCGTGATTTTGAGATTAGTTATGGATCACATGATTGGAAAAATAAATTTTTTAAATTTGACCAAAATGACCATGCTTACCAAACCTTTTTCAGAAATGCAATTATAGAAGTTGGTAAAAGAAAACAAAAGCATGATTTTATTTTGCCATTTTGGGGTTCGGGCGTGCGCGCGATCTGTGATGCACATCCTGATTTAATTACGGTTGAACCTGGAATTGGATATGCTGGCGGACATTGGGCGCGCTGGAAAATCTTTGAATCTTATGCAATTTATCATGCTTATTGTGGATTAAAAAATGTAGGTCAATGTAATCAAGATTGGTATGAAGTTGTTATCCCAAATTATTTTGATTTAGAAGATTTTGACTATTGTGACGAGAAAGAAGATTACTTTCTTTATTTAGGTCGCGTGTATAATGGCAAAGGTGTTAATATTGCCATTGAAGCCACGCAAATTGCTGGTGTTAAACTAGTTATAGCTGGACAAAAAGAAGAAGGATATAAATTACCAGATCACGTAGAATACATTGGTTATGCAGATGTCGAAACTAGAAAACGTTTAATGAAAAAAGCAAAGGCAAGTTTTCTTGCTAGTATGTATGTAGAACCATTTGGCGGAGTCCAGATTGAAAATTTACTTTCTGGAACACCAACTATTACTACTGACTGGGGCAGCTTTGCGGAAAATAATTTGCATGGAATTACAGGTTATCGTTGTAGGACAATGGGCGACTTTGTTCAAGCAATTAAAAATATAGATAAAATTAAGCCAATCGATTGCCGCAAATGGGGCGAAAACTTTTCACTAGAACGTGTCGCTCCAATGTATGAAAAATATTTTCAAGATGTGCTAGACGTATATACCGGAAAAGGTTGGTATACTCTTAAAGATGGAGATAATTTAAAGGCTTTATATAAAAATTATATTAATTGATTTTTACCTCTTTCAATTAAAGCTTTTTTACTTCTCATTGCATGAACAATGGCTGGTTTTACTTTAATCTTATCATATGTCATATATGAACTATATTCCCATTCTTTATTTTCTGGAATTTTATCTTTAAAAATTTCAGTCCAGTCACTAGCCCAATAATTTGTATAGTTTTCTAAAAATCGATCTTTTAACATAGGGGATACTATATGTGAAAGATATGCTATTGAAACTTCTTCTGGTACGGTAAATCCATTTGATTTTAAATAATTATGAAATTTATAAGCTAATTCAGAAGCTGTATTAATAAATTTTTTATCGCAAATCCAAAAACCCCCATTAGTATTTCTTATTTCTCTATTTATAACACCATTAGCTCTCATAAAATTTATGAAATGAAAATTTGGAATTCCCCACCAATCTTGTCTTTGCGTATTTTGCATATTAATGGGGCTTTCTAAAAACGAATGCCAAGGAGAATCTAGTAAAATATCTTCAATTTGAACTTCTGGCTTACGTACAAAAAAATGATCAGCATCTATGAAAACAAAAATATCATAATCCATTTTTTGCATTTTTTGTTTAAGATATTCAAATTTAAAAAATTGTAATTGATCATTTTGTATAGTGTTGTCTAAACGATAATTAATACAATTTTTAATTGGTTTTTCAGTAAAAGTGATAAAGTCTTCAGACATTCCAACTTCTTTAAAAGAAGAAACTAATGATTGACACATATAATCATAATCACCCCAAGAAATAGACCAATAGCATATTTTTTTCTTCATATATTATTAAAAATATTTTTCCAAAGATTCAAGTGGTAATCTTTATTTGTCCAAATAGTTTTACTTAAATTTATGCTATTTTGTGACATTTCTAAATACATAGAATTATTATTACTCAATAAATTAGTATAATAGTAACATTCTTCCATACTATTATATATAAATCCATTTCGGCCATGCCAAATCATATTGGGAAAATTTCCATAATTAGGGGCGAGAGATGGCACGCCTAAAAGTTGAGCTTCTATCATAGAACGTGTTTGGTTTTCAATATATTCATGATGAGCATTAAAAACATATAGATCTAATTGTGATAAAAATTGAATTATACTTTCTTGGTTTTCTTTTAAAAGATCCCATTGTCCATTATTAAAATTAAACCAACTAAATTTATTGTTTAATTTTTCATTCCAGCCCATGATACGAAATTTCGGATTATTAATGGGCATTTTGTCATAGAATAAAGGAAAGTTTTCACTAAATTTCATTTCATCTGCTCTAGAAAGTTTACCAATAACAAATTTGTTTTTTAAATGTTCATATTTTTCTTTTCTGATATAATTTTCAGAATGAAAATAATTCGGAACAATAAAGTTTGGAATTTTTAAAAAAGATTCAGATTTTGTCTGTAGTACATATTTATGAAATTCGCTAGTATAAATTAAAGCATCAACATATTTATTATCTATAGCATATGATTCTTCTGAAGTTACCCACATCATATCATTTGACCAAATAAATTTTAGGCCAATTGATTTAATTTTTTCAATACGCCATTTTTCAGAAAAAAGTCTAAAATTACAAAATGAAATAGCTATCCCATCATCTTTTTCTGGTAATTGACTCCAAGAGAGAATTTTTACATTATGATTTTTTAAAAAATCAACATTATTTTTCTCAGTAAGGCGGAAATCATCATTTGGAATAGAAAATAAATTATATTCTCCAGTTTTAGAGAATAATTGAATTAATTCTTTAAGCCTAGTATCCGCGCCACCAAGATCAGATATCCATTGAAAAAAATATATATTTTTTTTCATTATTATCGTTATTATAACGATAATTTTTATTTATGTAAAGTTTTATTTAATTTCGATAGTTTTTGTTTTAGCTTGTTCAGCTTTTTGGGCGGAGATCGAGAGTACACCATGATCAAGTTCGGCTTCAATTGTATTTGTATCTAAAGTTGAAGGAATGCTTACCGAATGATAAAATTTAAGATTATCCTGTTCGGCACTAATATGTAAAACATTATTTTCTGCTGAAAGCTTAATATTTTCTTTACGAAAACGTGGGAGTTCGATTTCTAAATTAAAAGAATCTTTATTTTGTTCTTTAAAACCCACCATATTAGAAAAACTATATGAGGGACTGGTAACAACATCAAACATTGTACTCCATTTAGGCCAATTATGATCAATAAGATCTACAATTTCCCATGTATTGTAACCACTATAACTTTTAGGAACTAGGCTTGCATTAATATTCATAGTGTTATATTAGATTCCTAATATATAAAAATGTTCAAAAATTTTTTTATTAAGGTTAAATAAAAAGTGTCTATATAATATATAGTGTAAATAATAGTGTTCTTTCATGAAGTCTAAAAAAGAAAAAACTCGTGATGCTTCTCCATATACAGAGAAGAAAAAAACTAAACTAATAAATATTGATCTCAATATTAGAGAATTGCCGTGGACTGATAAACAGAAAGAATTTATCAAGCTTGCAAATGATAAGCATACAAAAGTAATTATTACTAAGGGCGTTGCTGGCACAAGTAAAACTCTTTTAGCGGTTTACTGTTCTCTTCAAAAAATCAAAGACAAAAAAATTAGTGAGATATATTATAGCCGTGTCCCAGTCGAAGCTTCTGTTCATGGTATCGGATATATTAAAGGAACATCTGAAGAAAAAATGTCGCCTTATACCCACCCAATGGTTGACAAGTTAAATGAATTATTAATTGAACCGCATGTCAAAGCGCTTATGGCTGACGAAAGAATTGTTGGTATCCCTTTAGGATTTTTACGTGGATTAAATATTTCTAATGCTGCTTTCATAATGGATGAAGCACAAAATTGTCGTACAGAAGATTTTCTTCTTGTAATGACTCGTATGGCAAAATTTTCTACGTTGTTTATATGTGGCGATGCTCAACAATCAGATATTAAACAAAGCGGCTTTAGTAAGGTATTTGATTTATTTAATAAAGATTGCGCCAAAGAGCGGGGTATCCATACTTTCGAATTTGGTAAAGAAGATATTGTAAGATCTGAAATTCTATCGTATATAATAGAACAGTTTGAAAATGTTAAAAAATAATTATTTATAGTAATTAACAATTTTTTCTGGTATCTTTAAATACTCATTATAAGATTTTAGTATTTTTTGTGGGCAAAAATCTTGGACTTTTTGATATTTTCTGTTATCTTCCGGCCATTTATTATAATTAAATAACATTGCATATTTATACAATATAGCATTGGCTGTTTTTGCATAAGCTTTATAATCAAAAAGTTTATTATTTTTTATTATATTAAAAGTAGAGCGTTCACAATCTATTTCTAATTGCATTAGGGCAATTAATTCTTTTTTATATTTTTCTGGTTTGAGAATTATTTGTGAATATGTAATATCATAATCGCAAAAATTATTCCATAAACGAGAATCCTCTCTCCATTGTAAGAAATGGCAATATTCATGTATTAAAACGCCAAACCATTCTTCTTCTGGAATACTTCCTTTGGCTACTTTAATTACTGGATTATCATAGGCGTCCATATAAAAAAGCCCAGAGCATTTGCTTTTTCCACCGCAGTAGCGACCTTTTAAAAGAATGATTTTACCATCAAGTGATTCGATATCTTCCTTGATGATATCGAACACCTTTGAATTCATTAAAGACGACATCAATAGTCATTTACACCCATATATTTATAAATAGTTTATAGAAGAGATTTTAGAATTTTTTTGTGTAAACCTATAAAATACTAGTGTATGAAATATTTTTGCTCAAAATGTGGTAAGACCACTCAATATAGTTTTGAAATGCCAAAATTTTGTGCTTTTTGTGGCCAATCTTTTGCAAACCAATCGGCTTCTAAAGAGACGATAGAAAAAAAAAATAAATTTTTAAATGAATTAAAATTAAAGAAAAATATAAACCCTATTGATATTGAAGAAGCTTCATATGAAGAAGAACCGATTAATGAAAATATTAATTTTAAAAAAATTAAACCATCTTTTAAAGTAGATGTTTATCAACCTAAAGGAGAATCTTTTGGTAATTTAATAGAAAATCCTTCGGCACCGATTGAAATTAATAATAAAAATCATCTTCAAACAAAAACAAAAGAAGAAATTTTAGCAGAATTTCAAAGAGAAGCGGGTTCATTAAGGTCAGAATAATTTTATATGCCACGCAAGAAAAAAGGCATTATTAGACCATCTTTCGAAGAATCGATAGAAATTATCAATTCTGAAATTCAAAAACGTAAACATCGTTGGCATTTAACAGCTATAGCATGGATGGATTTCGAAGACGTTGCTCAAAGATTACGAATACATATTTATAAAAAATGGGATAAATGGGATCCTACACGTCCTATGCGTCCTTGGTTAAACCAAGTCATTAATCACCAAATGACAAACATGTTGAGAAATCATTATTCTAATTTTTCGCGCCCATGTTTAAAATGTCCTTTTAATACGGGTGAATATGGTTGTTCTATTTATGGGTCACAAAATAATTCATGTAAAGATTATGCAAAATGGGAAAAGGGGAAAAAATCTGCATATGATGTTAAATTCCCATTAAGTATTCATAGTCCAAATCATGATAATCCAGAAACAACTTTAGAAAATGTTTTACATGATACGGAAAATATTATTGATATACAAAATCTAATGCCTCTTTTTCATGAAATTATGAAAAAACATCTAAGTAATATTGAATGGAAAGTTTATGATTATATGTTTCTTCAACATTTAGAAGAGTTTGAGGTAGCGAAGAAAATGGGTTATAAATTAAGTTTAAAAGAAGGCCGTCCAGCCTATAGACAAATTAGTAAAATTAAATCCAAAATTTTACAAAAAGCACGCGAAGTTGTAAAGGAGATTTTATAATGGAAGAAATTCTAACATTAGAGCAACAAAATAGGTTAAAAGAATTTTTACAAAAAAATCCCGAAGCTACACTTACTGAAATAACTGCTTATACTTATAATAATGAGAATATAGATAGCCGCAGTAAAGAAGGCCGTATTTTAAAACAGTATTTATTAGACAACAATATTGAATATAAAAATCGTTCGGTATTTCAGCGTGACCGTATTTCTTTAACAAAAGACCAAGAAGAATTTATAAAAAACAATTATAAAAATCAACATTATTTAGACATGGCAAAAATTTTATTTAAAAATAATAATTTAACCCATTTGAGTCTTGAATCGCGTGAAGTTAACAAGTATGTTAGTAAGTTACAAAAAGCAGATCCTACATATTTAGACATGACAACTTATGTTCCAAAAGAATCAGAAATTTCTATGCCAAACCCTATTAGCGAATATTTCCCGCCGCGCCGCATGGACCAAACATTATATCGAATTAATAAATATCTTAATTTGGGATGGGAGGAAAAAAAATTAAAAGCCGTTCAGATTAAACAGGTTGAAATGCTTCAAAGATATTTGAATACTTTTAGTTTTTGCTATCAAATTAATACTTATCGTCGTGAGGATGATCGTAAATTATTTGAAGATGCTTTTATTCGTTATACGTATGATAAAGAAGATTTAACCCAAGAAGAATTAGATCAATTTATTACCTTGTGTACAGAAGTTGTTACTGCTTCTACAATTTTACAACAAGTTGAAGATTTGCGACAATTATTACGTCAAGCCTCCGAAGAAGACGAGGGGCGCAATATTAAAATGAGTCTTAATGAAGCGATTAGTAGTTTACAAACTGAATACAACCAATGTCGTAATAGACAAAATAAATTATATAAATCACTTGTAGACGATAGATCTAAAAAAATACAAGAGCGGAAACAAGAAAACGCTAGTATTCTTAATCTAGTACAGGCATGGAAAGATGAAGAACGCCGTAAAAGTATTATTCATCTCGCAGAAGCTCAAAAACAAAACCTGGAAGAAGAGGCTAAACGCTTATCTTCAATGGATGAGCTAAAAGCAGTAATTCGTGGAATTGATATTGATGAAATGGTTCATAGTTAATATAATATATTATGGATAAAAACAAAATATACTTAAAATGTAAAGTTTGTGGCGAAGAATTTAATTATTTTGCCGAACTACAAAAACATTTAAGATATTATCATAAGCTTTCTTGTAAAACTTATTTTGAAACTTATTGGAAGCGTATTGACCGTTTTAATGGTACAAAACTAGAATATAAATCATTTGACCAATATATTACCTGTGATTTTGTAGATAAGAAAAACTATAAAAACTGGTTAAAGACCCTGTCTAAAGAAGAGTGCGCTGATTATTTTAAAAGTAAATTAGGGCAATATTGTGATTTAAAAAATCTAGAAGTGGCCCCTAGTCAAGTAGAGACTCAAAGCATTAATTGCTTATTACCAATTAGTACGATGGAATCATTTTCTGGAACGGGCTACAAGAATTTATACCAAAAACATGGATTGCATTCCAGGTTTAATTATCAAATTCCAGATGAAATTCCTCGGACTCCAATTGCACAAATTATTGTTGATAGTCGTGAACAAAAACCATTTTATTTTGAAGAGCATACTTTAATTGAATCTAAATTAGAATATGGTGATTATTCTTTACATCCCAATAATAAATTAGCTGTTGAACGTAAAAGTTTAAGTGATTTATATGGAACATTAAGTGGTGGCCGTGAAAGATTTGAACGCGAAATCCAAAAAGCTAAAAAATTAGAAGGATACATTGTAGTAGTTGTTGAATCAACGCTTAATAATATGATGTATCAAAAACAAAAATTTGGCAAAGCTTCTGGTGAATTTATTGCTCATAATATGAGAAAATTATTACGTCAATATGATAATTTACAATTTGTTTTTTGTGATGGGCGCGAAGAAGCGAGAAATAAAACACTTCATATTTTAAGTATGAATGATGAAGCGTGTAAAATAGATTTACAATATTACTTTGATACAAAATGGCACTCATCGTAGGAAATCAAAAAAAATCTAAACCATTAGCCAACGTTAATAAAGAGTTACTTAATCTAAAAGGCGACTTAACTGACGAAGAAGCAAGGATTAGTCTTGCTAAATTTCTAAGATATAATCTTGGTTTTACTACAGAATTATCAATGGGCTTAACATTAGAAGCTTATCAAGAATTAACACTGAATTCTTTTTTTAATAGAAATTATTGCATGTTAGTTTGGGGGCGTGGTGGCGCTAAAAGTTTTTGCGCTGCGATCTATTGTATTCTTAAATGTATGTTAGAGCCTGGTACTAAAATACTTATTGCGTCTATTAACTTTCGTACTAGTCGCCGTGTTTTTAATGAAATTGAAAAATTTTTAATGTCTCCAGGTGCAGCCCTAGCACGACAATGTTTTGGTTTAAAAAGTAAACGAAATGACCAATATGAATGGCAAATTAACGGCGGTAGTATCACGGCTATTCCATTAACTGGAGAAAAAATTCGTGGTATCCGTGCTAACGTACTTATATTGGACGAGTTTTTACTTTTACCTCCAGATATTATTGATAACGTTCTTATTCCATTCTTGAGTTCGCCAAGAGATGTTGGTGAACGTATTCGTATTAGAAAATTAGAAGAAGAATTAATAAAAAAAGGATTATTACATCCAGATAATAGGCATATTTTTGAGAACACATCACAAATGTTATGTTTAAGTTCTGCAAGTTATACCTTTGAACATTTATTTCGCGTCTATCAACAGTGGTCACATTTAGTAGAACACCCAGAGGAGCAAGAATCTAAAGAGGGCGAGTTACCTGGGACATATTTTATTTCTCAGTTAAGTTATGAAGCCTTGCCTCAACATATGGTAGATCAAGGAGCGATCCAAGTTGCTAAAAGTGGTGGGAGTTCGCACCATTCATTCTTGCGTGAATATTGTGCTCGTTTTATTGATGGCGGAGATAGTTATTTTTCACCTAAAAAAATGCATGAATGTACAATTTCAGATGGGGAATACCCAACGACTAAAGTAATCGGTGATAGTGATAAAAAATATATTTTAGCAATTGACCCAAACTTTTCGTCTTCTAAAGTTGCTGACTATTTTGCTATGAGTGTGATCGAGTTAGACGAAGAAAAGAAACAAGGGGTATTAGTTCATGGGTACCAAGCTGCGGGGTCATCATTACAAGATCATATAAAATATTTTTATTATTTATACAAAAATTTTAATATTGCCTTGATTATTATTGACCATGCGGGTGCAGATACTTTTATAGATGCAGTTAATAATTCTCAATTTTTTAAAGACATGAATCGTAAAATTGGTTTTGTAGATTTTGATTCCGATAAAGAAAATGAGGATTATACAAAGATGCTGAAAGATTGTGCCCGTCAATATAATAAAGATTTTGGCAATATATGTATTAAACAATACTTTACAAGTTTCTTTTTAGGTCGGGCAAATTCTTACCTACAAACTTGTATTGATCATAAAAAAATATGGTTTGCATCTAGAGCGAGTAACCATCCGGATATCTTAGAAAATATTTTTACAATGAATCTTCCTATGGAGTATATATATCCTAGAGGTATCGGGGAAAAGGCGGATAGTGAATACGAAACAAAGAAATTGACCGTTCGTGAATTTATAGAAGAGCAGGATTTCATTGTTCAAGATACGAAAGATCAGTGTGCCAACGTTGAAGTAACTACAACATCTAGGGGTACCCAGAGTTTTGATTTACCATCACATTTAAGAAAATCTACAAGTATAAATAGAGCTAGAAAAGATAATTATACCACTCTTATGCTTGGAAATTGGGGCGTTAAGGCTTATTTTGATATAATGGCTCCAGAGAATTTTACCAAAAAGAATACTACTTTTGTCGCAGAATTAATCTAATAAAATATCAGATTTTAGTGTAATAAACTGTTATAATAAGTTATGGCACGAAATAATAATAAAAATATTAAATTCCCAGAGCCACAGGTAATTGAAGGATCTATTAAGTCGAATGAGACTATAGAAATCAAAGCAAGCCGTGGAGAAGTTAATACTTCAGTTAGGCGTAATAGGGCAAGTACTATTTCTAGAACTGATAAATATAAAAATATTGAAGGTGGCGTTATACCTTTTATTTATGGTGGTGGTTATGGAAAATATACATCTAATATTAGTATAAAAGATACTATTATTTTGTGTCAAAAAGCTTATTACAATTTTTCTATTTTTAGAAATACAATTGATTTAATGACTGAATTTAGTTGTTCGCCAATTTATTTTACTGGTGGAAATGAACAGTCTCGTAAATTTTTCCAAGCATGGGGAGATAGAGTTAATCTTTGGCGTTTACAAGATATGTTTTTCCGTGAATTTTTCCGCAGTGGAAATGTATTTCTTTATAAATTAAACGCTCAATTTACAAAACAAGATATGCGTGTTCTTACTGATTTAATTACCACGGAAGCACGTACGGGGGAAATTCCAGTTCGTTATATTGTTTTAAATCCTGCTGATATTCAAGCCATTGGATCTGCTTCATTTATTACTCCACAATATGTAAAAGTATTAAATGATTTTGAAATGCAGGTTTTAACAAATCCCGACAATGATCAAGATAAAGAGCTTGCACAAAGGGTTAAAAATGTAAAAGATTTAAAAAATACAAGTAGTATTACTCAATCAAATCAATATATGGTTTTTGAATTAGATCCAGAAAGATTTGTTCCAGTTTTTTATAAAAAACAAGATTATGAACCATTCAGTGTCCCAATGGGCTTCCCAGTTCTCGAAGATATTAACTGGAAGCAAGAACTTAAAAACATGGATATGGCAATCAGTCGTACCATTCAGCAAGCAGTCCTATTGGTTACAATGGGAAATGATGAAGTCGGTATGCCGACGAAAGAGCAAATCGGAACACTAAGAAAAATATTTGAAAATGAAAGTGTTGGTCGTATTCTCGTAACAGATTATACCACTAATATTAAATTTATAATTCCAGAAATTAGTAATATTTTAGATCCTAAAAAATATGAAGTTGTTGATCGTGACATTCGTTACGGTCTTAATAATGTTCTTTTTGGTGAAGAAAAGTATGCTAATACAAATACAAAAATAGAAGTTTTCCTATCGCGTTTAAAACATGCTCGTGAGACTTTCATGAATGATTTTCTTATCCCAGAAATGAAAAAGATCGGTAAGAATCTTGGATTTAAAAATTTACCAGTCGCTCGTTTTAAAGATGCTGATTTCAAAAATGATATGAACTTGACGAGAATTTATTCTCGATTAATTGAACTTGGGGTATTAACTCCAGAAGAAGGTGTTACAGCAATTGAAACTGGGCGTCTACCACTTCCAGAAGAAAGTATTGAATCTCAAAAAGATTTTAGAAAATTACAAGATGACGGGCTTTATCAACCGCTTTTAAATAAACCTCAACAGCAACAAGCTGCTGGTCGCCCTGCTGGTACTGGTACCCCACAAACAACAAAAGCTCCAAGAACGGCCCCAACCGTGCAAGCTTCCGAAGACAAATCAAAAATTAATGCAGATCTTGTTGCGAAAAATTTAGTTAAATTTGATAATCTTGTTGAAGCAATTGAAGCGACATTAAAAGAAAAGTATGATCGTAAAAGATTAACTAAAGAACAAAAAGAAATTATTCAAACTGTTGCGGAAACAATTGCTACAAACGAGGAACCTAAACATTGGGTTACTAAAATTAATGATTATATTAATAAACCAGTTCAATTAAATGCCAATATGAAACAAATTAACAAAATAGCAGAAGAATATGGTTTAGACTATAAAACAGCTATTTTATTGTATCATAGTAAACTAGATTAATATGTCAGAAGAAAAAAGTTTAATAAGAAAATATCAACTGCATCCAGATATTAATGATTTGGTTAGCGGATATGGTGAACTCTATTTTACCAGAACAGGTAATTTTGGTTCTTTATTAGATAGTACAATTGGAATTTCTGGAGTAGTTAATAATTTAGTTGTATCTGGATTTTCAGAGCCAAATTATATAATAATACAATCAAATACTACTGGTGAAATAGGTAAAAAAATTGCAGCAAATACTTTTGGCGGTCAATTTACTTTAACATTACCATCGAATCCATACCCAGGAGCTAATATATATATATTTGATTATGCAGATACATTTCATACAAATAATTTAATTATTT